CTGACGCAGGCGCAGAAATCAGCGTCCAGGTAAATGATGCGGAGGTAGACAACGGCTCTGCGGCAACGTGGAAGGAAGGCGCAAATACCGTTAAGGTTACCGTAACGGCGGCTGACGGCACAACCACCAAAGCCTATACCGTCACTGTGACAAAATCCTGATGCAGCGGCAGAGTATTCCTGCGGAGCTTCTGGCAGATGTCGAAAACTATCTGAATATTACATGGGACGATGAAGCCACGGATAACAAGATTTGTGGCTTTATTGCCGCCGCAATGGCATATCTGAACGAAAAGGGTGGTAGCGTTCTGGATTATGATGCGGACGGACTTCCCCGTACATTGATGATGGAATATGTACGCTATGCAAGGGATGAAGCATTGGATGTATTTGAAAACAACTACATGGCATTGATTTTGAATATGCAGAACGGAAGAATGGTGAGAGAGTATGTGGAAAGCACCAAACAGACCGAAGCATGAAATTACGCAGGCGTTCAATGACGGGATTGTGACAATCTGCACTGTCTGCGATGCGGCAAAGGCAGGCTATGCGCCGCAGGAAAAGCTGACAGAAAAAATAAATCTGCGCTTTGCGGAACAAAGACTTGGCATTAACCGCATTTATCAGAGTAAGCAGGCGCAGGTGGAGATTGTGCGCGTGATTCGGGTACCTGCTGCAGGGGCGGTTTCTCCGCAGGATGTTGCACTTCTGGAAGGGAAGCAATACCGCATTGATACGGTGCAGAAGGTCATGGAGGTATATCCGCCCTGCGTAGATCTGGCACTTGCGAAAATCGAACAGGAATTTGAGGTGATGGCATGAGCTGGCAGGAACACATCATAGCGGCACACCTTGCTGTGACGGATGCGGTGCGGCACGGAAGAACCATGAAATCCGACCGATATTTTGTTTGGCAGGAGGACGGCGCAAACGACTTGACTGCGGACGATACCCACACGGAGAAAGCCGTCACCGGCACAACCGACCTTTTTACCAAGCAAGAGTTTGACCCATGGAAAGAGGAGCTGGAGGCGGCTTTTGACGCATCCCCCTATATTGCATGGGAATTAAACAGCGTGCAGTATGAGGAGAAAACAGGCTTTACGCATTACGAATGGGTATGGGAGGTGTTCTGATGGCAAAGCTTACCTTCACAGGCTTGGATGGCTACATAGCACAGCTGGAAAAGCTGCGGCAAAGTGCGGATGGCATCACGAAAAAGGCGCTTTATGAGGGTGCGGGTGTGACGGCGGATGAAATCCGCTCCGCTGTGGAGACATTGCCAACCGACAATGACCGCAGTGCAGGGCATTATCTCAAGGGAATCACGGACGAACAGAAGGCGGCGCTTGCAAAGGGGCTGGGTGTTGCGCCCTTCCAATCGGAGGGGGACAGGATTGATACGCTTGTCGGCTTTACAGGCTACAGCGACATCCGAACACCGAAGTGTCCGCAGGGACAGCCCCTTGCGCTGATTGCCAGAATTGCGGAAAGCGGTACAAGCTTTTCTCAAAAAACGCCCTTTGTGCGAAAGGCATTGAAAACGGCGAAGCCAAAGGCGGAGGCGGAAATCAAAAAAGTATTTGAAACGGAAATCAAAAGAACGATGAAAGGATGAGGGAAATATGGCAAAGATTGGCTTGAGCAAACCTTATTGTGCAAAATACAGCAACACAGGCGAAACAGTAACCTACAGCGGCGGCGCGCTGATGGGCAAGGCGGTAGAGCTTTCCATTGAATTGGAGGGCGCGGATGATAATATCCTTTATGCAGACAATGGTCCTGCGGAGAGCGCGAATACCTTTGCAGGCGGTACATGGACGCTGACAACGGATGATTTGCTGCCCGATGTTATGCTGCAGGTATTGGGTATTATCGAGCAGGCAATGACGGGATCGGATGTCAGCACCAAGGATGCAAAATGGTACATCTGGAATGATGAGCAGGAAACGCCCTACCTTGGCTTTGGCGCAGTTGTGAAAATCCAGAAAAACGGTGCAACCAAGTGGCAGGCGGTTGTATTGCCGAAGATTCAGCCGACCAACCCTAACGACACCTTCACCACACAGGGCGAAAAGGTCGAATGGGGGACACCTGAAATCAGCGGTAGTATTCTGCGCAGCGATGCCGCAGGACACCCGTGGAAGATGATTTCCTCCCCTATGGACAGCGAGGCGGACGCAGAGGCGGCAATTAAGAAATTCCTCGGCATTACGGGGGAGCAATGAATGCCGTCATGACAGCCGAGCATGACGGGGGAGAAGAAACGGTAAAGCTGACGGAGGAAACGGAGGAAGCTATATGAGAACAGGAAAAATTGAAATCGACGGAAAGGAATATTTGCTTTGCTTTTCTACAAGGGTCATTCGCGCCTGCTCTGAGCGTTATGGAAAAATAGAGAATGTCAATGAGGCATTATCCAGCGGCACCGAGGTGAAAATGATGGATGAAAGCTTCTGGCTTCTGGCTACGATGATGGATGCCGGAGCAAGATATGCAAAGCTGAATGATATTGAAACGCCGGCACCGCTGAGTGCAGATGATCTGTATGACTTGTGCGGCATGGATGACCTTCTGAGAATGAAAGCGAAGATTTTTGAAACAGTCGAAAATGGGAATGAAAGAAAGATTGAAACGGAAATGGAAGAAGAAAAAAACGCGGAGACCACTCAGCGGAATTCCAAGTTGAGTGGTACGTCTGGTATGGCTTAAGGATAGGACTTTCTTATCATCTGATTTATGATTTGCCGTTTGGCGAGCTATGCGACCTGATTGCCGTGGAGCGAATCAAGACAGAGGGCGCAAAGGCAAAGAAGAGTAAAACACAGGAGGAAGCTGAATTCTGGAGGCTAATGGCATTTCAATAGCGATTACGGCACTCGAAAACGGGTGTATTTTTATGCGAAAAAGGAGGTGACGAGATGGGAACGGATATTGGTGCAAAGATTGGCATTGACGGCGAGGCGGCGTTTCGGTCGAGCCTATCTGCAATCAATTCTCAATTAAAAGCCTTGGGCGGAGAAATGAAAACCGTAATTTCTGCGTTTTCGGGCATGGAGAACAGCGAGGAGGCAACGGCGGCAAAAAGCGATGTGCTGCAAAGGTCCATTGCGGCATCTGTACAAAAAATCGAAACGCTGAAAGCGCAGAGTGATAGGGCAAAGGAGAAGCTGTCCGCCTTGGCAGATGAACTGGAAAATGCCAAAAGAGAATTTGGCGAAAACAGTGAGCAGGCATTGCGTGCCCAGAACGCATATAATCGACAGGTTGTTGCGGTAAACAATTTGGAAAGTCAGATTAACCGTGCAACTACGGAAATGAACCGATTTGGAGATGAAATGCGAGATTTGGGAAATGAAACAGGCAATCTGGAGGAGGATTTTCAGAATGCCGGCAATGGTGCATTAACCTTTGGAGATGTACTGAAAGCAAATGTCCTGAGTCAGGCAATTATCAGCGGCGTAAAGGCGGTTGCATCAGCCGTTAAGGATATGGCAGGAGATTTTATCGAATCCGCAGCGGCAGTAAAGGCGGAAAGCAGTATGTTTGAGCAGACCTTCGGGAGCATGCAGAAGGAAGCGTCGGAAGCTATCGGCAATGTTGCGGAAAACAGCGGTATTCTGGAAACAAGGCTGAATACCCTCGGTGCGCAGATTTTCGCCTTTGCACGTTCCTCCGGCGGCAATGCAGCAGAAAGCATGGATTTAATGAAAAAGTCCTTGCAGGCAACAGCAGATGCGGCTGCATATTATGACCGCAGTCTGGAGGACACTGCAGAAAGTATGCAAAGCTTTCTGAAGGGGAACTTTGCCAACGATGCCGCATTAGGGGTTTCCTGTACGGAAACAACGAGAAATGCGCAGGCAATGGAGCTGTTCGGAAAGAAATATAATGACCTGTCGGAAATTCAGAAGCAGGAAACACTTTTGCAGATGGTACTGGATGCGCAGAAACTATCGGGTGCAATGGGACAGGCTGCAAGGGAAGCAGACGGCTGGGAAAATGTGCAGGGCAATCTGAATGAGGCGTGGAGACAATTTCAGGCGAATGTCGGGGCACCGTTTCTGGAAGCGCGGATCCCTGTTATACAGACTATTACCGAAAAATTGACGGAAATGACGGCAGGGGTAGATTGGACTGCTTTTTCCGAATATATCTCCGGCTTCGTTTCTGCGATTGTGGACAATGGGAGCACGATTATATCTCTGATTGCAGGCATTGCAAGCGGATTTCTGGCATGGAATGTTGCCGGCATGATTAGCGGTGTGGTTACAGCGGTAAAAGCGTTTCAAGCAGCAAATGAAGGCGCATCGGTTGCGCAAGCGATTTTGAATGGTGTTATGAAAGCGAATCCCATTATGCTTGTTGCTACCCTTGTGATAGGGCTTGTCACAGCATTGGTAACCTTCATTGCGACTAATGAGGAGGCAAGGGCAAAGCTGATTGCCGTGTGGAACGCCATCAAGAGCGGTGTAGGCGGTGCAATCGAAAGAATCAAGGCACTTGCCGGGGAACTGAAAGCAAAATTTCAGGAAGTTCTGGAATGGTTCAAAGGAATCCCTGCTAGAATGAAAGCAATCGGCTCTAATCTGCTGACAGGCTTATGGAGTGGCATCAGTGACAAGGTCGCATGGCTGAAAGGAAAGGTCAGCGGTGTAGTTGATAAAATTAAAAGCTGGTTCACTGGTAAAGCTGGTTTTGATACCCATTCCCCTTCTAAGTGGACGGAGAAAATC